TGGATGGGCTTCTTGTTCTTCACCTTCTCCGGTCTTGATGTCGCCACCAATATCCGCAAAACCTTCTGCTACCACACGACCTCTATGGGTCACGGTATCGGCAAGGATATCGCCCAGGACATTACTTGGGATGGGCGGAAGCAGGCGCATTTGGTTGTCAATAAAATGAGCCAAGGTTCGGTTCTGGTTGACGCCAACGGCATCATCGAAGTCTCAATAGACGAATCGTAAGAGAGGTTAATCATGGCTTACGCAGCTTCTGGACTTTCATTGCTGGCAACTGCCAACGGGTTTTCCCTCTGGCATTACAGCACAACGGACGCTATCGCTGACGTTAATAGCGCAAGCTATTTTACGGGCGATGCCGTCAATATGTTGCAAGTGCGCGATGTTATTATCGTGTGTGATACCAGCACCCCGACGACTAGTTTCGTCAGTGTGTTGAGCAACGATGGCTCGGATGTCGATGTCAGTGACGGTTTAGCCGTTACCGAAACCGATACCGACTAAGGATACCGGGGCGGGGCAACCCGTCCCATTCCTTTAGGAGAGTTATATGGGAACGCAAACCGCTATTGACGAGAAGGGGCGTTCTGTCCCGGCTCTCACTCCCTCTACCGTACAGACCATTACCGTTGCCGAAACTTCCGCTGCTATCAGCAGCGCAGTGGGCAGCGGCACTCGGGTTGTACGCCTGATTTCTAGCACCGATTGTCATTATGTTGTTGCAGCCAGCCCTACGGCAGCGGCGACAGACAGTTTCCTACCGGCCAACACCATTGAATATATCAAGGTCAAGGAAGGAAGCAGTAAAGTAGCTGCCATACAGAATGCTGCTGGTGGCACCATGTATGTCACGGAAATGATCTAAACAAGTAACTGGGTAAGTGTATAATGGCGACATCGGATATTGATATTGCTTCGCAAGCCCTGGTTCTCATCGGTGCCAATCCGATCAGTGACTTTGATGAAGGCAGTACTGAAGCGACAGTAGCCGACAACGTTTATGAAATGATTGTGGCGTCGGCCCTGACCCGCTATCGCTGGCGGTTCGCTACTGGTCAGATTGCACTCTCCCGTTTGGCTAGTGGGCCAGTGGCCCGCTGGGATGCGGCTTACCAAAAGCCCACCGATCCAATGCTATTGGCGATCCACGCTGTGACCGTGTTGGATAATCCTATTCAATTCGATATTTACGAAGACAAGATTTACTGTGATGCCGCTACAGACGACATCGTGGTGATGGATTATACCTACCGCTCCGGGACTGCTGATTGGCCTCCTTACTTTATCCGCGCCCTGGTTTACGATCTGGCTGGCGTCTTTGCTGGTTCTATTGCCCAAAAGGGCGAACTGGCGGATCACTATGAAAACCGCGCTGAGTTCTATTATCAGAAGGCTTCCAATGTTGAAGCCCAGCAACGCACAACCAAACGGATTAATGCCCGCAAAAGCCTGATCAATACGAGGTTTTCGTGATGTCCGGGTGCCTTGAACATGGCTGATACACCAGCTTCTAACTTACGCACCTTACAGACGAGTTTCACCGCAGGTGAGCTTGATCCCTTGATGCGTATGCGTACTGATCTGAAGTCTTATTTCCAGGGGATGAGAACCGGACGAAATATATCGCCTTACGCGCAGGGCGGTTTTCGTCGTCGCCCCGGCACGATCTATCGAGCAGTGTTGGAAAATCCGAGTATTTTGCATGAATTTTCGTTTGGAGAAAACCAGAGTTATATTTTTGCTTTCTCCAATACCAAGCTGACCATATATGATGAATCAGGGACGTTGGTGACGACGCTGACAGGCGCACCTTGGACTAATGATGAGATTAACGCTCTGACCCTGACTTCTTCTGCCGATACTACCATAGTCTGCCACCAAAACTTCTGGCCTCAGTATATACTGCGTACTGGGGCCAGTTCTTTTACTTTATCGGACTTTAGTTTTGAAGAACACTCTGATGGTTATCCCAGGTACCAGCCCTATTACAAGTTTGCCGCCGACAGTGTAACTCTAGCGCCGTCAGGAACCAGTGGGACAATTACGCTTACTACCAGTGCAAGCCATTGGACGGCGGATCATGTCGGAGCCATTATACGCTATAAAGACAAAGAAACCGAAATTACCGGCTATACCAGTGCCACGGAAGTCGATGCTACGGTCAGGGAGACACTCTCCGGTACATCTGCTGAAACGGATTGGGACGAACAGACCTTTTCTGGTGAGCGCGGGCATCCAAGAGCGGTAAGTTTTCACGACCAGCGTTTGTTCTTTAGTGGGTCAACAGACCGGCCAGATGGCTTTTGGGGTTCCAAGACCAACGCATTCTTTAACTTTGATGTCGGCACGGCTAAAGATGATGAAGCGATTGATGTGACGGTAACGGGTGATCGTGTGGCAGAGGTGCGTCATTTGGTATCGACCCGTAATCTGCAAATCTTTACCAACGGTGCCGAGCTTTATGTGCCGCAAAGTCCTGCTAATCCTCTGACCCCAACTAACGTACAATTCATACAGCAAACGCCTTATGGCGTATCCCAAATGGTGAACCCGGTGAAATTCGATGGTGCGACTCTTTTTATGCAGCGCACTGGGCAAACCATACGTGAGTATGTCTGGAGCGACACGGAACAAGCCTACACATCCGGTGCAATTTCCCTTCGGTCTAATCATTTAATAGGCACAGCAGTAGACAGCGCAGCGATATTGGGTACCGATACTCGACCAGAACAGTACGCCTTCTTTGTTAAAAATGATGGCGATATGACGGTTTTTCACTCGGTACGTTCAGAGGAACTTGCTGGCTGGGGCTTATGGACCACTGAAGGTGATTTCAAAAGCATAACCAGCGTGGAGAATAAACTATTTGCAGCGGTAGAGCGTACCATTAATGGCTCTACGGTTTTATGGTTAGAACAATTCTCAGACGATGAAACATTGGATGCCTCCAAGTTGTTTGCAGCCGATACGGATCGTGTAACCAATGGTGCTTTCGCTGCGGATACCGGCTGGACCAAAGGAACGGGCTGGTCGATTACAGGCGGTGCGGCGGTATGTGACGGTACTCAGTCTACGACCTCAGAATTATCCCAAACCTTTTCTGGCGTCAACGGAAATATCTATAAGGTTCAGTTCACCATTTCCGATTACACGGCTGGTACGATTTTGCCCAAAGTGCTGAACGGGTCTGGCACCAGCGTTAATGATAATGGAACGTATATACAGTACGTCACGGCGGCGGCAGGAACAGATTTGATCTTCCTGGCGAATGCCGCTTTTAATGCCAGTATCGATGATGTCAGTGTTTATGAAGTCACTAAATCATATACATCGGCACATATGCCTAATGAAACGTTGCGCGTAACAACTAATGACGCAGCCCAGTATGCCGGTGAATATGCGGCTAATTCCAGCGGCATCATTACCACGGACGAATACCTTAATGGCGCGACGGCTGGCCTGGATTACACCATAAGCGTGGAAACCATGCCAATGGATGCGGTTATTCGGGGTATTGGTGCGGTGACGGGTGAGCAAAAGCGTATCAGCCGTGTTGTGGTGTCGGTTTACGGAACTCAGGCTTTGAGTTTATCCGGCAACAAGCTGGTTCTAACACAGACTAATCAGGATTTTTCTAATCCACCGACATCGGTGGAGGGCGAATATCAGTTTTTCATGTTGGGGTGGGCTCTTGATCCCACTGTAATAATTTCTCAATCCGAACCCCTGCCTTTGACGGTGCGGGGGCTTTATGCGGAGGTAACGGCGTAATGGGTAAGGTAGCAAAAGTAGCCCTGCCTGTTTTAGGCATGGCGGGACTAGGCTTTGGGATGGCTGGAATGGGGCCGTTGGCTGGTATGATGGGTACTGCTGCTGGATCAGGTGCCGCATCAGGTATGTTTGCCCCTTCTGTCGCTGCCATGAATGCCGGTGCATCCACCGGGTTCTCACTTTTTAGCAAGGCCAATCTTGGTCTAATGGCATCAGGGGTGTCAGCGGCTGGTTCTATCTTTGGCGGCATGCAGTCAAATGAATTGGCGCGGTTGCAAATGAATGAACTGGCAACCAGTAAGGCAATCAGAGAAACGCAAATCTTGCAAGAACAGAACGATTTAAGAAATCGGCATGCCAGATGGGAAGCAACCGCTAGAAATGTCTTGCCGGGTGGCGGCAGCAAACGCGCTTTTTTGAAAGACAGTAACAATACTCTGCAACGTGCATTGGATAATATCAGAATAACCGGCAGAGCCAGCATATCTTCTTTCAATAGTTCTATCGCCCAAGCTCAATTACAAGGACGGGCGGGTCTTTACAGTGGTTTCGCCAAAGGAGGGCGTAGCCTTCTGACCGGCTTCCAAAAATATCAGGAAACCAGGACGTAAAGGAAAGGATAGTGGGCAATAATAAAATACAGCCTTTTACAGGTTCAAAGAAGATAAGTCTTCCCCAGAAGATTAATTTCTCTGGTACGCAAGCTAGTATACGCGCTTGGCAGCAGGAGGCGGCTGGTTTTGAAGGCATTGCCAACCAAATGTTCGCCAGGGCGGGAAGGGAAGCGGCCCACAAAGGTGCCGAAGCAGGTAAGTCGGCTATTGCCTTGCAGCCTGACGGCACGGTTACACGCCAAGATATGCCTGATGCAGGCGATATTTATACGGAAAACTTTGAAAGGGCGCAGCGACAGGCACATCTTTCAGCAATTAACAATTCCATGCGCGAAAAGGCCAATGGTATTTTGGCCGAATTGCAGTTTAATCCTGATAGGGATAACCAATGGGAAACACAGTTTACCCAAAAGGTCGCCAACACTTTTATTGCCAGTTCTGATCCTGACATCCAGCAAGCTGTTCAGTTTGAAGCAGAAATGTTACGCCAGCAGGGGGCTAACAAACTGCATGGCATTACATTAAAGGAAGAAGCAACCTTCCAGTTAAGCGCAAAGAAGCAGGACGTTTCAGACAGCATTGCCAAGATAGAGCAATCTGCCTTAACCGGCACTGGCATTTTGATCGGAAAAGATGGGAAGGTCACAGTATCAGATGAAGTGAAGGCGCTTTATGTTTCAACGACAGCAAAGGTTACAGCCAATGTAGGTCGAGGACCGACCGATTTTACTCCCGAACAAGCGGCGGCATTCCAAAAACGAATTAACATCTCCCACGCTACTGGCGTTATGGCAAAGATTCTTGAGGGCCAAAACCATGGTTCTGTTGCTTTAACCAAAACGTTTCAGAAATTTATAAATAGCTCTGATGATTTTTACGGCCAGAAATTAAGTCGCGATGACAGACAAAAAATTGTCGCCAATCTGGAAGGTGATATCGCTGCGCGGAACGCTGCTTACAGGGCGGAAAAAGCAGACGCAAAAGAAAATCTAACACGCCGTTTAAAGGTGTTTGAAGCTGACGTTCTTGACCGCGAGGCTCTTGGTTCCCCCATGACGCCTTATATGCGGGAAGAATTAGCCAAACGGTCTGGTTTAAATCCGGACGACCCGACAGTGCGCCTCACTCTGGCTGAATTAAATTTTAAAGGTGGGGCAGCTGAAAAGGAACACGTAAAGAACGTTATGACCATTGCTTTCCGCGACGACTTTAATGACAAGAATCTTCATGGAATGTGGACCACAAAAGACGCCGTAGAGTGGCGGGAGAAGGCGAAAGACCATCCATCGTTGGTCCTGGAAATACAAAAAAATACGCAAAAATATTTCTCTGGCCAGAACAAAGGTGAAGCTGAACTCGACGCGCAAGGCGCGAAGACCTATTTGGAAGTTGGTGTGGAGAAAGGCTCTATCGGGCGCGATAGGCTGCGAGACATTTGGTCCCTCGCCATGATTAAGGCAGCTAAAGGCGAGAATCTGACCCCAGTTGAAATATACATCACGACCAAGGGGAATTATAAAACGCTAAGAGACGGCGTTAATACATACGAAAACCGTTCCGGGATTGCCAGGATAGCCAAGATGCGCCGACAGATTGACAGCCAAGGTGGTCCTCAGACGGCGGACCAAGTTGACTTCCTCTTTAAGGACACTTACGGCAACCAACATATTTCGACAGCC